TTATCTGTCTGGTTCTTGAATTTGATAACCGAAGACTCCTTTTATCTCAACATCATTCCCACAGCCTTCTTTTTTGGTCAGTTTAATACCATGAGGTCTATAAATGTAGCGCCCACTTGATAAAATTTGGTCTGTTGCACTTAGATCATATTGATTACCCACATACTCTTTCACTGATGACGGAAAATCCGTTCCTGATAAGGATGTTCTGTAGAGTGTCACCTCTAAAGTACAGCCCTCTGCATTTAGTATAGAAAATTGGTAACCGTGTGTAGATGGATATTGTTCAGGATTATTTTGACCTCCTGGTACCCACAGATCTTTTTCCTGTTCCGTCATGATGAAATCGACTTCTACTTCTCGATAAATGGTCTTAGCTGCAACCTTTTCCATATTAAAATGGAACATGACAATGAAACAAAGAGACATTATTAATAATATTCTATTCATAAAAAAACCTCCTTTTACATTATTATACAATTAATAAGGGTTTAAGAGGGGATTTTTTCACTTTTTGATAATAAATAAGAATTCATTATTCATTCTCGTGTTTTAAACTTCTATGGCTTTACTTAATTTCTCTTTTGTCTTTGGACCATATATGCCATCAGGGATTAACCCATGCATCATTTGAAATCGAGACACTGCATTCGCAGTCTTGGGGCCGTAGTATCCATCAACCCCATTATTTTTTGCCCCCTTATCAGGATAGAAATAAATCGATGCTAAGGCTTGTTGTACTGCTACTACGGCTGACCCTTTTGTAAGAGGCTTCGTCACTTTTAAAATACCTGCAGGCAAACTGTATGTTTTTTTGACCTTGTTGCTTTTAGATGTTGATGTCGTTGATATGTTTTTGTTAGATGTTTCTTTCACAGGTTTAGCTGTTGTCATTTGACTTGTAGGTGCTGATGCAATACCAGCTTTGAAGCCATCCCACCGATTTAGCAGCTTACGCGGACATTCTTTCCCGCTCCAATGCTTATGCGGCACCACGTTTGATAAAGGAATTCCTAAATCTCCCATCAGTTTTCGAATGAGCCATTGGGCGTTTTCAACGGCTTGCTCAAAGTTACCACCTTCATTTTCACAAATCTCAATTCCAATTGATTTCATATTGCCGGTTCCTCTGCCATCCCCTGCGTGCCAGCCGTTTTCGTTTAACGGTAAATGCTGATAGATGACCTGATCATCGACAGTGTAATGCCAGCTAACCCCGGTACTTGCATGAGCAACAAACGCTGCATGATTCGCAGCATCGGCCCCCCGTCCAGTGTTCGATGTATTATGCACCGTAATATAGAGCGGCTTCATCATGTTTCCTGGTCTGTTGCGATTTTGTTTTGGGATGATCGCTTGAATGATTTTAACCATATTGTGTCTCCTTCAAGAATTATTTTGTTAACCCTCTTTGTTTCAGGGCATCTTTTTGCAATTGACCTTTATAGGTCACATAATTGTTTTTAAACCAAGCGATCACCGCAGTGACCATAGTGAAAATCGTGGAACCTGCAACATATAGTGCCTCTCCTACGGTTTGCACTTGCTCCTCAATAATCGGCAGCACCGTTTGTCCAAACATCACAAGCGTTTGATTGATGAGCGCAATAAAAAGAAGCACTGTGCGAATCACAGTGCCTTTGTCGAATGTTTTCATGATTTTTCCTCCTATTTTAAATTCCGTTCAATTTTATCGAGTTTGTCGATGACGACGTCATACTTCTCACTAAACTTCGCTAACACATCATTTTGCGCCTCGATTTGCTCATTGAGCTTGTTTTCTCGTTCCTTTGTTGTGTTGAGAACATAAAACAAAATCCAGCAAAAGAGCACAGCAAATGGGCCTTGTGTCATTAAATATTGAGTCAAATCCATTTCCACTACACTCACCTACTCCCTCACTTTGCGTATCCTTAAAGAAGGCAAAATAAAAACGCCTATTCAGCGTTTGTTGGATATTCTTCTTTTGTTATTTCTTTGTATTGTTCCGGCGTAATCTTTTCGAAACGAACAAATTTTGCTACATCTTCATTTTCATAACACTTCCATTGATAGAACAATGAAATACTACGAAACCAATCCAATTAAATGCCCCCCTTTTCATTGAGCAACATGACAAGTTCTGATGTTATTTTTGATTGTTCTTTTACTCTCTTTTCTGACTCTGCCAGCTGCTGAAGCAAATCGGCGTTTTGCTTTTTTAATAGATCAATATCTGATGGAGGCAGCGGCTTTGCCTGAAAGTGATCAATGTATTCTTCTGTTGCCGACTCATACCAAGCCCTTTTCTCTTCATTGTATTTACCTTTATACAAGCCATCTCGAGGTCTTACATCTGTATACCCTTCTGGGATATCTGCATCTTCTTCAATTTCTATTTCTCCTCCTGGAATGTAATTGAATTTTTCATCGTATCTATATATCCATTTCACTTTTATCCCTCCTGTGCGGATATGAATTTAAAGCCAAAAGTGATAAATTCATTTGGATTTGTCGTATTGGAGACGCTTTGTATATACACATTACCGTCAGTATGAATATATGTCCTGTGTGTTTGCGGTGTTGAACCAGCGCCAATACTCGATGCTACCCCTATAAAATGCATACCCTGTATAGGACGATAACCACTTGGCAATGTAAAAGCAGGTACCTCAAAACCGATAGTACCTCCTGCAATAGATCCAATTAACTCCACCTCTCCAAATGCATTCTTATAAAATTGCACTTTTTGAGTGCCGTATTGTTTCCATCCGTTTAATAGAGTGGTTGGGGACTTCCATTCTATTTTCTCTGTATCAGTTAACAATCGTTTCCAACCAGAAAAAACACCCTCATTATGCACTGTTCCAAACCAATGCATATTATCATAACTTCTAATAATATGAAGAGTCTTACGTTTACCGGCTGCTTCTATAATATCCACATTAAACCAAGATGCATCATTGGTTGTAGGCATATTAATAGCATTCGTTCCAGACACGTAATAAAAACCAGACGGTAGGCTTAAAATATCTGTGCCACTAGAAATAAGCATTCTAGTTCCATTCGCTTTCAATAACGGATGCTCGTTCAATCTCTTCCAGCCACTCCATTCTTGCTGAGTACCCGTAACATCAGTTGTTGATCGATTGATGTACACATCGCCTGTATTATTTGCCCCAATAATCCAACCATAAATGTTTTCACTAAAAACAGATAAGGCTCTCATAGAACTTCTTGTCGGCAGATCAGGGTGTGCTTCATGAATATACCACGAATGCACGCCTGGTAATTTTAAGAGCTTATCTAAAATACTAGGATCATTTGCATTAATTCTTTCGTAAGCCTTTCCGTCGTCAGCAGTAATTTTAGATAATTGTCCTGCATCCCATTTATTTTTTTCATTTTGAGTAGGTAATTGAAGCCAGTTGATTCCAACGTCATTTACGTGATAGGAAAAACAAAATGCATTGCCTGAAGTGTCAATGGCGACGCCTATGCCTATATTATTTTGACCTACTAACTGAAAGCCTCTTAATGCTGCATTGCCTATAGCAGGAGAATCAACTACACCCGAACCGCCTGGAGCATAGAACGAGCAGGCACCTAACGATTTAATCCCATTATAAATACTACCGCCGGCAGGAATATTGACCAACTGGGACCCGCTATCATTTGTCATTTTATATAGCTGAGATTGATTCCATTTCTGCTTTTCTGTTTCAGATGCATGAGATGTTGTATCACTTTTGTGCTGATTGATTTGATCTAATAGTCCAACATCATTTTCAAGAATAACTTTAACCATGTCATTAAACAGTTCCGCATGGGCTTTGTCACTGGTTTTGAAACTACGAGGTGTCTTTATTTCCATGTGATTCTCCTTTCATATTTCAGTTGTATTGAATTATCTGGTAGTGAACTTAAAACCAAATGTAATAAACTCAGTGGGATTGGCATTATTTGAAGAAGACTGTACACATACATTTCCATTCTTATCTATTAATGTACGATGGAATTGAGGTACTCCTGGTGTTCCTATACTTGAAGCGACTCCTATAAAATGGATCGCCTGCTTCGGCCGATATTCTTCAGACAAATTAAACACTTCATTATTTCCTAAAGTTCCACCTTTTATCGCACCTACTATTTCAACTTCTCCTAACAGGTTCTTGCGATATTTTACTGGCAAATTAATAGGATCATATTCCTTCCAACCATTTATAATTTTTTCAGGTTTTTTCCAAGTACCTTCTAATAAATCTGAAAACGTGATTTGCTTCTCCCATGGTGTCCATGTTTCTGCATCCTGTTTACGAACTCTAAAGTACGTGTTTTTCCCATAAACAGATTCGTATGCTATTTGTATTAATGTATTTCCGTAACTCATGACCAGTAAAAACACTCGATTAACGGATGGTGGACCGTTTACTCCAGGATTATAAATGAGATACATGCCTGTCTGAGTAAGGCTATTATAGTCTGTCTCACTAGCAACTCCATGATAAAAGGGCTTTCCATTATCTTGTGTAATTTTTATTAGCTGACCGTTGTCCCATCTTATCTTATCACTTTCAGAAGGCAGTTTTGTCCATGTCATAGATGTATGTCCGGCATTATAACTGAAAAAATAAGCATTTCCTGTACTATCAATCGCAAAGCCAGAACCAATATTTCCCTCACCTGCTGTCTGCAGCCCTCTTATCGAGACATTAGTTGGTGCAGGAGAATCCTCGACGCCAGCAGCTGCAAAAAATGTACATGTTCCTTTATTTTTTATCGCATCAAAAATTCTCGCATCAGCTGGCACATTAATTAACTGACTTCCATTATCTGCTGTAATTTTATAGCTCTGCGACTCATTCCATTTCTTCTTTTCTGCTTCAGTTGTATGTGATTTCGTATCATGTGTATGGTTTGTGAGTTGTCCTAATAGCCCAGTATCATTTTCAAGAAGTACTTTGACCATGTCATTAAACAAATCAGCATGCGCTTTATCGTTTACTTCAAAAGGTTTTGGTTCTTTTATTTCCATTTAGCTTTCACTCCTTCGCTTTGAAGCTTGGATCGATCTCTTGTAGCTGCTCTACCGTGAGAGCACCCTTTGCTGACAGCCTACATTTAGTTCTTCAATTGAACAGTCACCTAGCTCGATTGCTTGCTTGACCATTTCAGGAGTCACCCATTTAAAATATAAAGCCATTACCCAATAATTCATGTTTCACTCTCTCCTTTATATAAAAGGATCTCTCTTTTTAACGCCTTTAGTTCGTTTGTTAGATGATCACATTGATGTTCAAGTTGTTTTCTCATCAGCTTTTCTTTCGCTACTTCCTGCGCTAGAAATTCAAGCGGCAGAGGTGGTTGATATCGAGGATTGATTTGAGATGCCTCCCACCATTCCTTCAATTCTTCTGCCGTTGGCTTTGGCACATCTAGATGCCATTCGTTTATATACGAACCGTCGCCGTCATTTCTAAGCTCAAAATCCTTTTGCGGATCCCGCATCGGGGTATTTATACTTAATGGCTTCATATAAAATCATCAGAATCCTCCTACACTCTCGGGAAATTTCGTCCGCCTAATTCCGTAATATCGAAATAGTTGTACCAGCCTGAATTATCAGATATATAACGATCGGAATTTCCCGCATATCCTATATACATGTAAATTTCAATGTAATCTCCTTTATTCGCTGGCACATTCGCAGCCCCATATAAACCTATATCAAGTTTTGCCGTTTCAGAGGGTGTGGCAGGGAGATGTCTATAATGAGATATATTTTTATAATTTTTACCATTTAAAAAAATAGACAGCTCAAAATTTGCATACATTTGAACCGTCTCAATATAGACTCCAGCGTTTACTAGATACATACCGTTTTCCGGACAAATAAAACGACTATTTTTTATATCAAAATGATTGTGACTATCTTTTATTTTTCGATTAAAAAGGATTTTTTGTCGCTCTGCATTATTAAGCAGCTGCTTACCAGTTGTGCCAATATTCGTATGAAGAAAACCAGAGAGTTTATGCCAGTCTGTCCACCCCGATCCCGTCCACCAATGCCTGCACCAAATTCCAGTACTATCAAAATAATTACCAGCTTCGTTTCCAGTACCATAATAGTATTGTACAAATCGAAAATTACTGATCTTCTCATTCTTCACAAAGCCATATCTCGTCGGATATCCCTTATCATTGGCTTGGCCAATATCCATAAACGTAATGCCAATTGGATATTCCTCACCGCTGACTGATGCATCTTGAATGGCTTGGTCGCCTGTTAAAATAAACAAGCTTTCATTCGTGATTCCTGCTATTTGATGACTGAGCGCATTGTCATTCTCCACAAGTGTGTTGACCATTCGGTTAAATAAGTTCGCATGGGCTTTGTCAGAGGTTTCAAACGGTAAAGGTGATTTTATGTCCACTTCTTTTCCCCTCCATTAATAAATATCATCAATCTCAAATACGAATTCGATGTCGCCGTCTTTTTGTTTGTCTGTCATGGTGCGGACGGCGGTGAATTTGCCGGCTTCGTCGACAAGGGCTAGTTCATTGATGACTTCTCCTGCGAGTTCTCCTTCGGCGATCGTGCAGGTGTAGCGGATTTTTGCTGGTTCCATGAAGGTAAATGAATCGATATCTTTTTGAACTAATTCTTTTTTGAGTGCTTGTTCAGTACCGTCAAGAGAGAGAGGTTTTCCATCCTTTGTTCCTCCATTTCCGAACGCCATTTTGACGACTTTTGTGAGTTTTGTTCCTTCTGCTCTTGCCTTTGCCATTTGTTGACGTGCATAAAGTGTTGTTACGGTTAATTGATCAGCCATTGTGATCCTCCTTATAGCTCTATTTTTGTAGAAGTTGCTGCCAGCATTTTTGATCCGTCAAGCGGAACGGATCCATCTAGAATCCAGTAATGATCCTTAATCAGTAAGCTGCCGCCCTGTTCATTTTGAACATGCACTGGCAGGCGGAACGTCATCCTCTTTTTCGTATAGTGCGGGAGCTGGTTCTTTGCGTGCAAAGTCAGTGCCGCGGCCTGCTTCGTTTCATGCACTGCTCCGGTCATGACATAATGCATGCGGTATGTTGTTTCCTTCTCTTGTTGAAGCGGCATCATCATCTTCAACGAATGCCTAAAACGAGCAGGGACATCCGTTGTACCTCGTGTCCCGCTCAGGTAGAACGTACCATTTAATACAAATTCACCATTGAGTAAAATCGGGATATGATCGAAAAAACCCACCCTGCTTCGCAGTGTGAGCCGCTGATGATGATCGTTTTTTTCATGAACATCGGTATGATGATTAGCGGTGAACGTATACGCCAAATGTGCAGGCTTTAACGTTTCGAGTATTTCGACAATATATCTTGTGTTTTGCAGGTCATCCAGATTTACACGTAACGCAAAATGATAGCGATTGGCTGTGAGGCGGATGATCGCACTTGGATTTTTAAGAAAGCGATTCACCGATTTCTCTAAAGAAAGATACGTGATTGGCGGAATGTTTGACATCATATTGAGTAAGCGTGCCCTGCGCAGCTCAATCGAATCATCTGATTCTCGCTGCACCTTGAGCATTCTTTCCCACCTATTCAATCCCCACGTCGCTGTTAATGGAAAGAACTGATCCGTTACATCAAAAATGGATTCGTCCAATTGCTCAAACTCTGGCGCCTCTGTCCTTAGTAAATGGTCCACATCATAAATTTCCGTGAAATATGGCGGCAAGTAGTTTTTCATTTCATCATGTTTGCTCAATAACCTTCACCTGCCTAAGACGCGGTATTTCAATGTCCTGTAATACTAAGTTTTTCGACTCACCATTCAGTAAGACGTTTGCATAATCTGACACACTTTCTGAATGATACAAAATATCATTTAAGGCGGACATGCGGATCGTACTTTTTTCAAATGCGATTGATTTTAACAACGCTTTGATCTTTTCTTCTATTTCTTTTTGCGCCCCTTCAAGTGTCCAGTCCATTTGAAGTTCGACGGCCATTTCTATGTCAATATCCAGCCATTTGGCGCTTTCAACGGTTGCTTTTGCACCAATAGGAGATTGTCCTTCCCCTTCTCCTGGCACAGGGTCGATATACTCCTGTACCCTTTTGACAAGTAGATCAGAGGCTACATCTAGATTGCCGTCAGTGATGACAATTTTGACCGTTCCCTCTCCATTCCAAAGCGGGAACACTTTCGCTCTGCCGACACCAACCACTTCCTCGGCCCACTTTTTGTAATGGGCTCTGTTGGCACTGACAGCCTCTCTCCTTGCACGTATTAAATATCGATCATATAATGAAGCGTCATCTTCCTCCTCTTGCCCCGGTATCACGAGTTCTTTCATGATCATCGATTCAAGGCCTGGGATTGTATCAAGTGATAGCAGCGGTTGACCTGTTAATTGCCCATTGCCGGCTGTACCAGTTGTCTCGCATTCCAATGTGCCATCCTTCGAATATTGAAAATAAACATCTTCAATAAAAAACCTTGAGCCTATAGGGATGTTTACATTCTCCGGTTGAATGGCTGCGGACCAGACCGCTGTGGTGGCCGGCTTTCGTTCAATTCCTACTTCAGCCGCTCGTCGATCTAAAAATTCGCCCTGCGCTGTATCAGCAAACACAAGATCAAATACTTGATCAAGCCAAATATACGACTGAGCCAGTTCAGCGGCAGCAGGTGCCAGGGCATTCCAAATGATGCTGTTTTCTCTTTTATCTATGTCATCTGGCAGCCTGTCCAGCATTCTTTCCATCAATGCTTCATACGTTTGCTCCTCAAACATCGGCCTCCATCACCTCCTCTATTTCTAATGTGCCCTCATCTGTGACGACGGCTAGTCTGACTTGAAACGTGTCATTTTGCTTCGTGACCTCTATTTCTTCAATATGATCAATACGCTCGTCAACGATTAGTGCTTCTTCTAGCAATCTTGGAATCTCCATTTCTTTGTATTCGTCCGTTGCTTCTGTGTCTGTCAATAGTTCCTGAATTTCAGTGCCAATGTCGTGGCTGTAGATAGGATGTGCATACCGCTCTGTTCGCAATGTCATATAAATGAATTGCCTGATCGCCTCAATCCCCGAAATGGCTTCATTTGTCAGCCTGCCATTTTCAACATCTATGCGATACGTCATCGAGGTTTCTACCTCGTCGTCTTCTTCTGTTTCCTCGATTTCTTCCTCTGGTGAAAGTGCCACGTTCATCACCTCCCTTACAATTTGTCGATGATGTAGAAGGACTGTCCTCCCGCCATTGCGAGCACCATAATACTGTCTCCCGCTTTTAATTCATCATCCTCCCCCTTATTTAAGCGCTTTGGCCAAATAAGCAGTTCTTCTGGAATGATCAACTTACTATTTTCATTTAATCTGATATTGAGAGGCGAAACCGCCGTGACTTCTCCAATGACCAGATCAATTGGAGAGGCTGCGTCTACTGCATTGACAGCGAGTCGTTTAATCGCTTCACTTAATCTCACGCTTGATCACCCTTTGGCATAACATTTTTCTCAACAACGTCAATGGTCATGGTGTGTTTCACTCCATTGAATTCATGCTTGTCTTGATCAATCCAGTAGGTTTTTTTTACGTTGATTTCTGGGATTTTCAAATAGATTGGCAGACCGCTTTGCAGTTCAGGAATTCCGAGTGCTTGTATGCTTTTCACTTCTTGTTTGACGCCTTTTTTCTCTGCCAGACGAACTTTGGCTCTTTGCTGGAGCTGCGGCTGATTCATTTGTCCAGTCACTGTCTCAACATGCTGTAAAATGCCATACTTACTTTGACCCGCTTTATCCTGTTCGATCACCACAATATCTGATTTGCTTCCTTTTTTCTTATTCTTCCCCTGTTCATCTACAGACGTACGCATCTTCACACGTGTTGCTGTCTCTTCAATAGAGGTGCTGTACTGATAATCAATAAGATTGACGCCTGATTCAATGACCCAGATGTCCTCTGGATCAGGCCAAGCTCGCAGTCCCATCTTGCCTTTAGCAGAATAAATTTGATAATTTCTACCGGTTTGCCGCTTCGTTTCCTTGAGTGCTTTCAGAATGATGTCATACAAACTCGTGTCATTTTTAAAAACAAGAGACTTCATGACATGTCCTGTATTGGCGATGGAGGTCATAGGGATTTGAAAGTCAGTTCCAATTCGCTTCAAAATTTGATCTGCTCTTTGATTTGAAAACACATATACATCTTGGTTTTTCACTAAATATTGGAGCATATCGTATGCGGTAAAGGTCAGTTTCCCATCAACAGGCATCCTAGAAAAAACGATGCCTCTGAACAGCTCTTTTCCTTTCCATTTAAAAAGAACCGTGTCTCCTTCTGAGACACGGTAATATGTTTGACTGCCTTGCTTTGTGATAATATTCGCCTGAATAGAGCGAGGGGCTTGATACCTTTGCCCCTGAAGTGTCACACTTTCTGTAACAAGCTCATACATAGTGCCGCTTCTAATGGCAAAAAGCTCAATCAATGTCAGCCCCCCTATTGTGGTATTTTTAGTTTTTGTCCAGGAAAAATCCAATGTCCCGGCTGCTTAATATTGCGTTTACTTCGTTTAATCATCGCTGCTTTATTGGCATTCCAAATACGCCGCCATTTTGTACTATCGCCATAAAACCGGCCTGAAATGGCCCACAAAGTATCGCCTTTTTTGACGGTGTACAATTTTGGTGGTGATGCTGAGGGTCTTTTCTTTTTGGTTTGTTTCGCTTTTTTCTTTTGTTTGATTTTCCTAGGCGATGCTGTTTTATATTCCTTTAGCTCAATTGTAAATTCACGATCACCAATATCATATGACCCTTCCTTGTGGGTAAAGCTTTCAATGCTGCACGTCATATTGATTTTAGTCCCTGTAACAATCAATCGCACGGACTTCTTCGACCGCATCATTCGTTCAATTTTCGCTATTGCATTCTCTGGTGATGGAATGCTTTTATATTCAGCAATCGGCGAATATTTCTTAGGAAATAATGAGGTGAATGATACTTGTTTAGCCGATGGCACATCAATAAAGGTCAGTTCTCCAAAAGAGGCGACCTTCACTGTTTCATTTTGTACATGATTTGTGATTTCGAGTTCGGATGGAAGGACAGGGAATCGCAGCTTGTCCTTTCCTTGGGAAATCCACAATTGATACACTGATTTACCCATCGATCACGACTCCCTTCGTTCCTGTATGAAGCTCTACTTCCAGTTCGTCTACGAGCATTTGTCTTATTTTTTCGACAAGAGACTGTTGATCTTGTCCATTGTGGAAATGCTGATCTCCATTGAACTGGATGGTGATTTGTTTCGTTCCCGATGATGTAGAACCGCCAGCTGATGATTGAGCTGAGGTCACTTGCTGCATCTGGGATTCTGGTAAAGGAGCAGATGCATTTGATGGATCATAGACTTGCATCCCAAGTGCCTTGGCTGCCTGCGTCAATAAATATCTTCCACGAATGCCTCTTTCTTCTGGAATAATCCATTCACGTTTGTTTCCTTCACCGACTCTAGCTACCTGCTCCTGAGTAATCAATCCGCCATTTGCGTAGCCTTTATAAGGACCGCCTCTTCTTATACTCCGTAATCCCGGTGTATTAAAGACTGTGCCATATCTGCCCTTAATGTAGTTAATGGCTGCTACGGCATTATGAATTGGGTTCCAAATATCATTCATGCCCTTGCCTTTATTGGAGTTAAACGTCGGATCAATGGTCTGCATCAATCCTTTAGACGGCGTTCCTCTCTTGGCGTTTGAATCCCATAGGTTGATCGCTTTCGGGTTTCCACGTGACTCATTCTGCGCAATCGTCATCAAACCAGGTAGCCAGCTCATAGATGTGCCGGTTGCCATTAATGCAGCCATGAGCCATTGTTGAACAGTCATGTTAGATGCACCCATGCCACTAAATGCAGCGATTAAGGAACCGGCTTGATTCTCTGCAAATTTCTTCACGTCAACCGAATCAAGACCTTTGACGACACCAATCGATGCAAATTTCCCAAGACTCATCATGACACGTGAAGGGGAATGAATGTCTAATTCCTCTCTAAATGCCTGCTCTACTTTCTTCGCCATTTCTTTAGCTGCCTGCGTGACTTCACTTGCTTTCGAACGCATCCCGCTATTGAAGGCATCCATCATTCCTGAACCCCAGCCTGGTGATTCTTGTTTTGTTTGCAGGAATGGTTGTTTGATGTGCTGATCTACGTATTGGCTTGTGCTAGATGATGTGGCATTTTGACCTGTTGCAAAACCACTAACCGTTCCAGAACCCCAACTCGGTGACGCTGTCATCACTTGTTGGTATGGTGCTTTTACACGACTTTGCAAAAAGCTGTCTGTTCCTGTTGGTGTCATCTGCTGGCCCGTCGCAAAGGCAGAAACCACTTGTTGGCCGTACTTTCCTGAATCTGATGTCAAGTGATCAAATGGCTGCTGAATATTTTTTTGTTTCCATTGATCCAGCGAAACCACCTTTTGATTTAGTCCTTGTTCAAAATCATGATTAAATTGCTCACCTATGCTTGCAGCTTGAATGTTTCCATCCAATGAAACCGATCCACCAATTGAACCGACAGAAGCATTTGGAGCTGCTTGAGCTGGAGAGCTGGAAACTGGGTTTGCTGCACCGCCGCTGCTTGGCACAACAGACATTCCAAGGTGAGAAGCAGCCTGTGCAAGCAGCATTTTCCCCCGTCCACGGTTATTTTGAGTTGGAATGACAAATTCGTTACCAGCTTCACCAACCCATGATAGGGTAGGCTGAGTGATATAGCCGCCTGTGGCTCTTTTATCAGGATCTCCAAATAAATGCTTTATTACAAAATTAATCCCATCGCCAGCCTTGTCAAAAATCTCTTTGACCCAGCCAAATGCCTTAGAAAAACCATCACTTATGGCACCTGCCACTTTTAGGATCGGTGTCTGAATATTATCTTCAAACCATTTGGATAATCCATCCCATATATCTGTCACTACTTTATACGCTTCTTCAAACTTCTTTCCAATGCTATCTTTAATGGTTCCGACGGTTTCTACAAGCGGGGTCCAGACGTTGTTCATAAACCAAGAGGATACTGCTCCAAAAATGGATTGAATGGTTTTCCATGCATTTGATAATGCTGTCCAAATTCCTGTAGCTACTGTAACAACTGTGCTGCTTAGCGGGGTCCAGACGTTTTCGATAAACCACCCTGCTACTGTACTGAATGTTTCTTGAATCCATGTCCATGCATTGACTAGACTTGACCAAATCGTGGTTGCTACTGTAACGACTGTACCGCTTAGCGGGGTCCAGACGTTTTCGATAAACCACCCTGCTACTGTACTGAATGTTTCTTGAATCCATGTCCATGCATTGACTAGACTTGACCAAATCGTGGTTGCTACTGTAATGACTGTACCGCTTAGCGGGGTCCAGACGTTTTCAGTGAACCAACTAGCGACTGTTGACCAAACTTCAACAATTTGATCTTTGATTTCGATGGCTTTTTGGCCAATCTTGTCAAATCCGCCACCATCAAACCATTTTCCGATCGTTTCACCGATAGATTCTCCGCCCATACTTCCAGCGATTCCGCCTACTAGACCACCGATGGCTGTACCTACTCCTGGAACTACACTTCCAATCGCAGCACCTGCTGCAGCACCTGCCATCCCGCCGGCGATTCCGCCTCCAGTCGTACCGATTTTTTCACCAGCATTCTTTTTGTTTATGCCAATTAGATTTGTTGCACTAAGTACACTTCCTAGAATAGGTACTTTCTTTAATAATTTACCGCTCCCTTTACCGATATTTTTCACCGCATTCCCTAATCCACTTAACCCCTTGCTGCCTTTTACCAAACCCGTAAGTCCACCAACTGAAGCTGCGATACCGGCACCTTTCTTTAGTCCACTAGGGATTTTCCCAAATAATTTACCTGCATTTGTTTTCAGTTTTCCTAATTTACTTGGAGGTCTTCTATTCATTTCGGTTCTTGTTGTGGCATTTGGATTTCTAGGCTGTCTTCGTGATTGACCATTTCGATTTTTCGTTTTAGTAGAGCCTCCCCTGGTTAAACCTCTTGCACAACAGGGACAACAACTATTGCGAAACAAACCTTTTCCACCTTGCGGCTGAGGTTTCGTATTGGGAGCTGGATTAGATGGTGTTGGTGAAGTTGTTGGAGCTGTTGTTGGTGCCGGAGTGGTACTGTTGTTTTCACTTGATTGATCACTTGCACCTAAGAAACGATCTAGTACGTTATTCACCAATTGATCTAGTTTTTTTTCAGGATTCAATTTAATCTTCTCTTTTATTCTTCCGATCACATCTTGCTTGTACTCTTCCATTTTATTTTCAACCCAAGGAAGTGCCTTTTCATCCCAAAACTTTCTAGGACTTAATTTTTCTTTCACTTTTTCTGCAACGTCACCTGCATATTTTTGAATTTCATTTAATCCTTTATTGGCAACGTTCTGGAGCCAACTCTGTTTAGTGTCATCCGTTTTAACCGACGGACTACCAGCCTCAGGTTCTTTTTTTATATTTTGTTCTTTCACAACTGACTCTGCCTGATCTCGTTTTTTCAACTTACTCTTTGCATTGTCTTGAACAGATACTCTGATTTCGTGTTTAGCCATCGTCAAGCTTTTGAGTGTCTTTTTGATTCGTTGAATCGCAGCGGTGGCTTGATCAATCATGTTTACTCTCATATAGTACGTTCTGTTCATGAGCTGGAGAATAGATTTTTTGATCATTGACATTTTACCTGACAACTGATCGTTTAATTTAAACGTCAGCAGAATGGGACTTGTTCCCACTTGTTTCAAACGATTTATGCTGGATTTAATGACATCTAATCCTTTTGCTTGAATGGATATGACCATATGATTTGGGATCATATTTAACTGATCGTTTAATACTTTTAGATCACGATAGATTCCCTGATCGAGTCTCATGGGAATCACTGAAATTTTCCGAAGTGATAAACTGAAGTTTCTTAGCTTCTTTTCATCTATTTCCAGGTTTATTTCCACCGGTTTTCTAAATGGTTTAAGCTGCTTCTCAAACGCTTGAAATCGTTTTTGAATGCGCAGTAGCTTCTTTGATACTTTGTCTTCTAATTCAAATCGTGCAGTGAGTTTCGCCAGTTTATTTTCCTCCTTTCTTTGCTTCTTTTTCTAGCATGTCGAGTTTGTAGCTGATGAGTCCGAAAAGGAATGCTTTGAATGGTCTTGGTGCTTCGTATAAATCAAGCAGTTCTGATGGGGAATAGTGAAGCTCGTGCATGGCGTAATATAGAAACACGGCTTCTTTATCCCCATCTTTTATTAGTTTTTTGCTGCGTCTTCTAAATCTTCAATTTCGTCTTCGAATCCGTTAATTTCAATGGCTTTGTTTAACCAGTTTGCGTATTCACCGCCGACAGATAAAACACGTTTTGCGACTTCAACTGGATCTTGTGTGCTGTAGGCTTCTCTTAATTCCTTTGAGCGGAAATCTGGATAAATAGTCGATTCAATCGCAATTCGTGCATAGAAGCGCTGGCTGTCTAAGTCTTTCACGCGGCCTCTGCCTTTGATATTTTTGAACGTTGTGTTTTCTTTTTCTAGTTCATCAATACGCTCAGTGGTAATCGCTTTGAAAACAAAAGGGATGACATTTCCTTTTTTATCAACAAAACGCTTGGAAATCGGTACTTTGACTTCTTCTGCTTCTACTGTTTGTCCTGGCATAAAAAATGAAAGATCAAATGTTTGTTTTTCGCTCATGTTTAAAAACTCCCTTTGTTATGTTTTTGAATACAAAAAAGCACATCCATTTTTGAATGTGCTTTCCAATCTTTTCATGTATAATTGAGAACGTACAATTGAACGGCTTGCTCAAGGGCGTCTGGCTCATCCCCGATAGGAAGGGGGTGATGCTCATGTCAACATTCCAAGCACTGATGTTAATGCTTGCTTTCGGGTCATTTATCATTGCCCTGTTGACATATATAGACAAAAAATAGACTCCCCTTGAGCTGTGGAAGGTTGAAGGGAAAGTCTACCTAAAGAACCTATTCGATAAGCCAGCCCCTTGAGGGCCAAATTGTACATTGCCGGGATGTTGACGCATCCTGGCTTCTTTTTATTTTATGCAAAGTGCTTTGCATGTAAACATATTTCTAAGAAACTCTTGAGGGTTACACAGCAACTCTTTTATAGCTACTCTGTCACTACGAAAAATTATACCATATCGTTGAATAAAATAAAAACAACATCTATTTTTCGTCATTCGTCATGTCTTTTCTATTGTAATTTAGAAAGAATTCTTCAGTTTTTCAGGCAGATCAAAGTCTTCAAATGTAAATGGAACTTCTTCTTCAAGTGCCTCTGAATCGACATCCAATCCAGCAATTTTAGCTGAATCAAAGTTGACATCAAATAACGTCACACGCTCAGCGCCTCGGCCTGATGACTTATCATCAAGCACCGCTTGAAGAGTGAAATAAGGGTCTTCCCCTTTTTTCACATAGTTGAGCATTAATTGAACAAAACGTGAAGTGACTTTATAGAATGTTGCCGTTCCTGTTCCGTTTGCCCCTGTTGTTTTATGACCAGTCATTCGGCGTCCCATGACGTTGACTTCGGATTTGTTTTTCTCCACGTTTGCTTCGAAGGTTTTGATAAATGCAAGCTCCTCACCTTCTAAGAAAAGACGACCCTCTTTACCTGAAATTGTATTTTGCGCTTTAAAAGCCATCTTACTTCACCTCCACATTGAAATAGAATTTTTCTGCTGCGTCTACTGGTTGAACCGCTAAATCAATAATAAATCCATCACGATCCTCATTGAGACCAATGACGATATCTGTTTCTGAGTTAAAGCCTGTAATGCCGCTTCCGTCTTGAAGTTGCGTGAGATACTGCGTAATCAGTGTTTTCACAAGCTGCATACCGTCATCTGATGCTGGAATGTCATTTCCATTGGCTTTGCGTAATTTGATCATATTTTTCAATTCAAATGTTAAATCATTGTTGATTGCATCAAGCACACGAATGATTTTGTTTTTCGCCATTTGCTGGTTCTTTTCAGCTGTGAAGCTTGTCAAGGAGTTAATATCTTTTTCAACACTCACTGTACGGTCTCTCGCATCAAAGGTGAAAAGAAACTCCCCTTGTGATAATCGGTATTCTACTTGATCATTGTCAAGGCGCTCTAGTGTGTCTACTGCTCCCTCGTATTCAACAAAGGTAAGTGACTGATTAAAATTCGCTCCTGCACTTGCACCTGCGACCCAAGCTGTTGTTTGAGCAGGCGTCAGTTCTGTTCCATCTTCTAGAACAACACCACTTGTGACATTGATGATTCCTTCTTGGTCCGCTGCATAATTGGCGACAACCCCTTGCACCTTACGTCCTTGTTTATCGCGTAACCGTTCGATAAACGAGGCAAAGGTTGCTTTTAATTGCTCACTATTATTGACTGGAAGGGCAATGACATCAAAGTATTCTGTTTCTGCTGCTTCTAGGAAAGTTGTATAATCTGCGACACTTGCCACGCCATTTTTCCCGCCGCTTAGAGCCGTGCCAGCTGTAATGACCGCTTCACCTTCACCAGAAAATTGAACATATTTGTTTTTCACAAGCTCTTTGACATCTGTGACAACCTGCTTATCGACAATATCTGTTCCAAGATAGGTGATGACGTCACGTTTTGTGCTATCCAGTACATTCTCTGCAACTTGAATGGTGATCTCATTTCCTTTTTGACCGCCATAATTTGCTGTGACCACAAAGCTTTCTGCGATTTCAGCTTTGGCTGACTCTCCTTCGTTTAAACGGTAAAGTAAGACCGTTTGCGCTTTTTTCTTCGCTTCGCGGAAAAGAAGAAGTGACTTATCATCAATGTTGAGTCCGACCTTTTTATTTAAGTCTTCCATATTGGAAACGGAAATAAAGGTTTTTGGTTCTCCCCAGCTCATCACAAGAGGAAGTGCCACCGTGCCTCGATCGCCTAAAGTAATTCGCTGCTCTGCTGTTGTTTTAAAATTAAAGTAAATGCCAGGACGCTTTTTCTCTGTACCTGGTGTAAAAGTGCCTCCGTTCATCCTTTAAACCTCCTTGGACAAAAAAGCATCCATGTGCTTCTTTGCTTCTGTTTTTGTAATTGGTTGATGTTTGATATAAAAAAGAGCACCTTCAAGGATTTCTGGTTTTACCCCAAAAAGATCCTTACTGTGCTCTTTTAAGGCTTCAAATGAAAAGCCAAATTCTTTTTCTTCGCCAGCTGCTTGATCGAGCTGTGCTTTTTTAGTCTTGCTCACGTTTGATCACCCCATCTGAAAAGTTGATATCCTCTAGGCTTGGCTGTTTGTCTCGATAGTACCAATAGCTGCTATCCCACGTCAGGACAATCGCTGCTACACCTTGATCTATGATTCTTGTTTCCACCCTTTTGATGCGGACATAATCATCAAGCACTTTGCCATCTTCACTGATCATCTGAATCATTTGACGATCAGCAAGTAATGCATCAACGACAGTTTCTGCCGCATCATGTGCTTTCTCAGTATCGATATGAAACACTTTCACTTGCAGCGAATAAGATTTCATAAAAGTAGACACTGTATCTGGACCACTAATGATAGTCACTGGCGGCACATAAACAGATGGCACTTGAAAGCGCTCTGGCAGAAGACGATCATACATTTTCACAGGAAAGTGTGTGTATATATAATGCATGATTGCCCCGACTTCTTGATTCATTCCATCACCTCCCAAAATGTCGATCGATCCAGCTTTGAAGCTTCCGATCTAGTGAATGTTCAAACATTTGTTCATAGAGCATGACAGCATGATCCCAGTAACCATTTCCATCGATCCATTGAGTTGAAAGCATCATGCCTGTACTCGCGCTCGGATCATATTCAAAGCGGCTGCCAGCCCATCTGCCAGGCACCCACCTTCGTTCTCCATTTGAAGAAACGGCATGTCCATCATTGACGTAAGAAGCATATTCAAGCTGCGTTCCAACTTCAAGCGTGAGCCCACCTCGTGAAGTGAGAAAATGATTCTCCCTATCACCTTTTTGAAAGGAATTGAGAAGACGGCCTGTATCGACAGCCTTTTCCTTGATTAATTCATCTTGAATGATGTCTAAAAGCTGTAAGCCCATTTCCTGTAACCAATTTTGGTACTGCTCCGTCAAGTCGCCACTATTCGCCTTTTGGAGCTGTGACAGCAGCCGGTCAAGTCCATCAATTTTCATAGATTTTCCTTTCTGACAGCCATCACTTCAATATGATGCTGTTTCACTCTTTTCGGCTGCTGCAACTTGAGTGAAATGCCGTTCCACACCATTTTGTCATGCAAGCGAATATCACTTGCTATAGGGAAATGGACAAGATAGGACTGATAAATCACTGTATTTGGTTCTTCTTGCACGAGTGACTGGTTTTTTTCTACGACATAGCAAGCCAAATCTCTTATACTTGGTGCATCAGGATAGGCGGGTGTCATTTGCATATCTCCTGCTGGAATACCATATTTACCGCGGACTGGCTCCTCGTTCTCCAGATGAAAAAGATCACAGCGATCCGTTAAGAGAGACTCATAGCTCATAACGATCTCACCTTTAAATTGGCACTGCCGCAAGTTAACGATGGTTCAATATAATCAACAAGCAGGGCATACACATATGGTTTGCCTTTCACTTGATCCGCTGCCTTGGCATATGAATAATCACCCATTTTTTCTGACGTCAAGCCTTTCATCATGGATTCATCATCATTCAGCATGGCAAAATACTGGGCCATTTTTAATAAGGCGATCCTTGCTTTTTTAGGTATGGGCTGATATTTTTCGTGCGTAAAATCGTGCCCGACGATCTGAAATACCGCAGCTTCTGCTTCGATAATATCTGCCGCTAGTCTCTCTACAGAACGATTTTTCACGCGATCAAATACAGAATAGGCTTGTAATTCCTCAGCAGAAATGATCATGATCTGCCGTCACCTACTCTTTCACTTTCATTACTTTGGCTACAGCATCCTCTTCCTCAAATTTGCTGTCGAGCTTTGCTGTCAGCACAATGATAAACTTACGACTGCGAATATCTTTTTCTACTTCAATACGAATATTGCGAGAAAAACCTACGATGATGTTTTTAGGGTGTGTCAGCAAAATATCTGATACGTCCGTTCCTGCTTCATCATACGGCTGCATGTTGGCAAGACCTTTGACCGGAACACCGAACGCAGAGGAAAGTCCGCCTTGAAGTGCTGAATCTCCTAAGCCTGTTTGACGGTTTGCTACTTGATCCTTCCACTCAACCTCTAAGCTTGGAGATGTGTAGAACCGGAAATCCTGAGGAACACGTAAATATTTTGACGGCATCGCTTTATAGGCTTGTTTGAACATTTGACGGCTAATTTCTGCTCCATTTGCATCGACAATATGAGAGACTGCCTGTTTTCGTACGCCATCTATTTGAGCTAAAAATGGATCTTCTGCTGTTGTATCTCCGTTGACAATCAGCTCTTCAATATCGACTGCCGCTCGTTCCGCCAGCATTTGCATAATCGTCTGCTGAATCCCGTCTTTTTCAATATTGTTTTCAATGCTGTCGTAGGTCATATGAATCTCTGCAATGACCTCTTTGGCATTAAGCTGGACAGTGCTTGTCGCTGGGACAACACGATCTTTTGCATTAAGCGCTTTGCCTTCTTCTGCTGGGCGCAAAATACGCTGGCCGAAGCCAATTTTTTCGATTTTTTGTGAATCACTTTCCATTGGTATGATACGTGCATCATTTAAAACGGTTGGTGTGTTTTGCATCATTCTAATGAATGTATTGGATTGGGCTGCGTTCATGAGACCGCCGGTTTTTAAGCTGGCAAGTGTCATTTCTGCCTTACGAATCAACTCTTGATTTCTCACACTTTTTCCTCCTTATTTGGCTTATAGTAAGCCATCCCATATGGGTTTTGTACTGTCGTTTTGTGTATCGTGAATTGTTTGTTTTGAAATACCCCGCGCTTTTTCAAGCATGTGAATCCGTTCTGAAATAGGCAGTAGCTGCTGCTGAAGCACTTGCTGAATAGCTGATTTTTCTCTGCTGGTGGATTTCTCTAATGAAGAGAGTTGATGACGAATCGGCGCAACCACTTGCTCCAGCACTTTTTGAACAGGTTCTTCTTCCCCTGCTTGATCTGCCCTCTGTGTTTCTGCTTGCTGTAAGACGTTTTCGATTGCCGTCTTTGCTTTTTCAAGCTCGCTTACTTGATCGGTCGTCAATCCGGCATCTTGCTTTTGAACGGATGCTGGTCTTTCGCCAATCGCTTGCAGGACGTCTGTTGTCTTCAACACGTCCTGCACAATTGGTATCAATTGTTCAAGCGCAGCTCTTACGCTAGACTCATCACCATCACTTGACTGTAACGTTTCCAGCAGATGATCTAAAACGCTCCAAAATTGTTGTGGCATATTTGCACCTTCCTCTTTCAAAAAGAAATTTTTCAGCAAAGAAAAAAGCCCTCTCTCATTCGCTTCTTGAGATAGGAGCTGTTCCTGCTCTTCTATTGCAACGATGTCTGCTGTCCCTGCCATGGAATAGCCTGTAATGTGGCCTTTTTGAATCTGATCCCAAATTTCTTCGGAGGCCTTTGTCACAAGCACCCATGATCCTTTTCGAATCAGCTCTCCGCCTACTTCAAAATCCGCTGGAGCAATATATGATTCGACGACTTCGCCAACACCCTCTTGAAAATCATGCTGCTTGTCAATGTGACGGGCATCCTTCATAAAGCCGTGTGCTGCTCTTTCAATTTCCTTGGCTGACATAAAGTCTTGATGTGCATCGGGTGTATTCGGTTCATACACGACGCCATACACAAGGCGATGAGCATCTTCTGCCTTTGTCAGGACGCTAACTTCCTTTTGAAAGTCAGGCTGTTGTTTCTTTGCTTTCATGAAAAAGAATTTCTTTTGGTTTGCTGCCCTGTCGACATAGGAAACATGCGTAATTTTTGCGTTTTTTAATTCTCTTGGCATATGTTCACCCCCCTTCAAAAAAGCTCACGTTCTTCTATTTCTCCAGCTGTGCCGGCGCTGACTGTGACTGTCCATCAGCTGATGCTACGCGGCTTTCTAAAGGCCTGTGATAGAGATCTTCCGGCCATTCCTCTAACGTTTTGCCAAGAATGCGTCCCGCCAGATCTCGTAAATCGTTTGGCGATACTGCTCCAGCCTGAATAAATGGTGTCAGAACCTTCGCAATCTCTAATGGATCTCTGAAATCAGGACCATTTAATAAAAAGCGGACATGCCATATATCCAGATCAGGAAGGAAAAGGGTATTGAGTTTCCCAGTAATGAGATGCCTCTCCGGCTGAAATACCTGCTCCTCCGTCGTTTTACGTGCGGTATCTGCTGTGGCCTTGTTATAATCTTGTGACTCACCTGTGTAAATAGGCGGCAGACGAAAAGCGGAGCGGATTTTGTTTCTCGTCTTTTCATCGTATTCTAAAAAGAGCGCATCCTCTTGCAGGATTTCCGCCAAGGATTTAAAGTTCACTTTGACATTTGATACCTCTTCTTCACCTGTTAATCCCTTTTCTGTCGGAAGCCCTTCTACTTCAAGCAATAAAAATTTATGCGCATGATCAGAGCCTTCAATATCGTCCATATAATCCTGAAGCTGCTGATATGAAGCCTCTGACAGCATCCCATTTTCAACAATAATGGCACCTGGTACATGCCGCCCTTGCTTAAAATAAAGATAATTCAGCTCTTCTGCCTTGCGTGCTCCATACATATTGACGATATTGCCAATCCAGCGGGGAATCCCATACGTACCGCTACCAATTTTAAAATGAATCACTTCTGTTGCTCTAAGCGGTTCTGGTGTCGTGTCATCGTATTTGCCTGTTTCATAATTTAAGATGCGGGGATCACCATACTCCTTGAAAAAGACTTTCTTTTCATTGATGACCTGTACATATTTTCGGAATCGTTTCTGTCGATTCATCGTCTTCAATTCTCCGTCTTCTGTGAATCGGAATTCGACGTCGACTGGCTCACTCAGCTTACAAATGCGGATATGGAGTGCATCTAAATACTCGATTCCTGCTGGCTTTCCTTGTCCATCTCGCAGCACCTCTAAAAACCCATTGCCCGTTTTCTCTCGGTCTTCTAGGACATAGCCAAGAATCACATCGGCAGACTCATCGTAGTTCATGTATTTCGTAAACTCTTCCAGTCTTGTCCATTCCTTCTCTGCTGTCTTCTTTTTTGCCGATTTCACACCTTCTGCATTAAAATCAAACGCATATTCCACCCCAAAACCAAAGCCTAAAATGTTGGTTCTATACGCATCAATACACTGCTGAAGAATCGTCGAGTATTCTGCCATGCTTTTTAGTTCATTGATGTTGTAAGGCGGGGGAACAATGTCATCTTTTTCGTAGGAAAATTCATCTTCATACATTTGTTTTGTGTGATCAGACATGTTTGCTTTCATAATTGTTGCCTTCAATTGTTTCATTGTATGGACCTCCTCTCTCTGTTTGGACGGACACGGTCAGAAGCAGTCTGTTTCAAATCCGTCACCTCATAATCATCCAGTGCATACCAAATGGCGGACAATGTGTGCGGGTCAATTTGAAATTCATCTTCCGCTAAGCGGCCGTTCTTATCTGCCTTATAGGTCAGTGATTGAAGTTCATAAATAGTATAAGGACACGCATCAGAGCAAATGATTTTCTTAAACCGTTTGATTTTCTTTGTATATTGCAAGCGTGAGCCTTGGAACTTATGCGCTGCCACCATTTGAAATCCGCGCTGCCGAAAATAATGAATGGTTTTAGGCTCTGCTGCGTCTGCCTTAATAAGTTCCTTTGATTCCGCAAACTCTTTCAGGTCAACGGCTGTTTCATCATCTGTTTTTCCGCGGTCGTAATATTCCCAATAAATATATAAGTACTTTTTTTCATGATCGACGGCTAATCGAATTAACGCATTATAGGATTCCACAAAGCCAAAATCCATGCCCGCTCGTTTCAGCGGTCTGTCAATCTCGTGAATCGCTTCTAATACGTCAGCATGATTTCTCACTTCAAATTGAGGAAAAACCTTTGTGCCATTGATCCCGAAATATCCCTTCCTCGCAATTCGATAAAGGTCTGGGTCATATTCTTTCAGCTCATCCAGCTGCTTCACATAGCTTTTAGGAAGAAAGAGGTTATCTGCTGCTGTCGAATGATGATAGTACGTATCCTTGATGACGACAGTTCGCTTTTTGTATAAAGTCTCGTCATCCAGAACAAATCGCTTCAGCTGCTCATCTCGAAAGAAATGTCTGTACGTCCAATTATCCTGACCAACAGGGTTGGTCGATAACATCATATAAAGAGGTAAAGCCGGGTGCCTCAGCCTTCCAAGCAGTTCTTTAAAACCTTCATAAGAAACCTCGGAGCACTCCTCAATCCAAATGATCGAGATATTGTTGATCGACTTCAATTTCTCAGGTTTATCCAGCCCTTTAAATAAGATGCTGCTGCCGTTTCGAAAAGTGAGGGCAAGCGCCGAACTGCGGCACTTCACAATATGATCAATGCCAAGATCGGTGACGATTTCTTGCAAAAGAGAAAAAGTCGACTCTCGGTGCGTATCATACACCTCTCGTATGACAAGTGCTGTCCGCTTTTCCTCGAGCAGCTTTAAGATGAGCTTTAACGCAATGTGATAGCTTTTGGAAGAGCCATAGCCGCCTACTAAAAATTGAAACTTTTGATTCCAATCGAATAGAAAGTGTTCAAAGTGAGGGTTGACTTCTTTTTCAATCAACGACGTCATGAGTCGTCCTCTTTTCGCTTGATCATGATGTGAAGGTCTTCTTCTTTTTCCTCTCGCACTGCTTTTTTTGTTTTTTCGATTGTCAGTTCAATTTGCTTCAGCCTTAATCTTCGTTCGTCTTTCGCATGAGCGAGCTCTTCAAACTGTTTTATAAGACGTCTTAGCTCTCCCATTGCACGAGATTGGGCATTTAAAAAAGTGGCATGCCGGTCCCATGAAAATTGAAACGAAAATTCTTCTGCTGTAATGTCTGGTTCTGGCTGAATGCCTTCTATCGTGTCTTCCTCTAATGAAGAAGGCATGTATGTCACCTTTTTCAGCTCTTTGATCATGTCATCTTGAGCTGCTACATGCATGATTCGCTGCGCACGAATAATGGCTGCGTATTGAATTTGGATTTGGTCCCAAATTAAATCAAGTGAGGTGCGCCCGCCCATTTTCTCCATGATTTCAATCGTTTCATCCGAGAGAAATTGATTGAAAATCGAATGCGCTGTCTTTGACGACATTTTCTGTCTTTGCCAGCCGTATCGCCTTTTCCATGATTTGACGGTATGGATGGAGACGTCGTAACGATCAGCTAGCTGCTGGTACGTCATCCCTTTCATATAATCCTGCTTAGCCTCTATCTGTTTATCTTTCATTTACATTCACCTGCCGCCTCCTTTTAGTTCGAACGATTCCCTAAAAAGGAATCATTTGTGCCGGGCTAGCAAACATTCGTTTGGTCTTTCTACATATAGGTGGCAACTGTAAGACAAGCTCTGAATGAATTCTTTTTAAAGAAAAAACGCCTATTCAGCCGCTTTGAATAGGCGTTCTTGTACTTTTTTGGACATTTTGATCCGAGCTCTTTCCATATGCTTTTGGACAGTTCCTTTCTTTACATCTAGCATCATCGCAATCTCACTAAATGAAAGTCCCTGCGTTGTGTGCATAAAGAAGACGTCTTTTTCTCGATCTGTTAAAACGGACAAAGCTTCGTCAATTCGTCTTTTGTCCCGCTCACTTACCTCTCTTTCTTTCTCTTGAATAAGGGTATATTCATGTGATAAGGCCTCTAATACTTCTGGATTGGCAAGGATCGTGCGCTGATAAACAGAACGTCTGTCCAATCCCCTGCGCGCGCCTGGCTCTCTGCCGATTTGAAGCCAGTCCACAACGTATTCTAGATCACTGACCATACTGGCGATCATTTTTTTGTCATGCTTATCTTGATCTGACAACTGCTTCTCCTCTGTTTCTCTCAATCGTTCATATCGTTTTCTAGCATCTTTTAATGCTCTTTTATATTCGATCAGTAAATCTTGCATATGTGCTCTCTCCCTTTTTTAGAAAATAAAAAACGGACACCAATCAAGTCCCTTTCAGTAGGGTCTTGATCAGTGTCCGCAGGCTTTCCGTCTTGGACTTATGATGTTGTGTATTTATCATGCTCGCTGATTTTAAAACCAATCTCATGATCCACTCTTGCAAAATGCCCCTTTGCTGTTTGAATAATTGTTTTTCCATGTTCAGGCACATCCATCTTATAGGCCGTTCCTACATTTCCATCTAACACAATGACTTGAATCTTTCCTTTTTCCATTTCACCGACAAATGTCTGGTTTTCTTGAATGATGAGCTGTTTTGGCTCGTTCATATGCTTGTCTCCTTTTTTGGTGATGACCTCATGCCGTCACCGACAGTATTTAAAATGATTTCCACTCTTGGACGCATGCTATAAAACTGTGAAACTCTTAAATCCACAATCTGCAAAGGGGCGTCATCGGCAATGGAGTGAAGTGCTTCTAGAATATGCTCCAAACTTGGCTGGAGGATGCTGATGTGCACTGGACGTATCAAGCCTTTTTCAGCATATGTACGCTTGTCTTTGCCGGCAGCTAGATCAATTGGCATATTGTAAAATAAACGAATGTCCAGTGATAGTGTGCCTTTTATTCTTTTTGAGCATTGCGCTTTTGCGGCTGCTCGAATTCTTTTCATCAACGGCTCTTTTGTGAATAAATGCTCTGTCTCAATGATGAAGTGGATCACCATGTTACGATCTCCCATCATCCTTGCTCCACTGCCGGATGTCTTGTTCGTTTTGACTCGCTTTGAGCAAACATGTCAAGAGCGTCACGATTTGCTTCAATCGATTCATATCGCTCTGATTCCTTCCTTCTGCTTTGCATCCATCGTTTTTTCTGCCATGAGGGTCATATAGGTGCGCTTCGCTTCTGCCGTGGCGAAAGCAAACATTGGTTCCTTTTGATGAAAAGTCATCCAACCGCCAGCTTGTTCTAAACAAAGCTGGGCTTCTTTTCGATCATCAAACGTCAACTGATGTCTCATCATCGTCAGCTCCCTCCTCGTTGTCATCGCCGTCTACTTGATAGCCATATCGCTTGATCTCATACGGCCAGTAACTTTTTGGATATCCAAAGTCATTGATTTGTGTCACGATCGGATGTTCAATATTCAT